ATTGACCAATCTGCGAATCCTCTGGGCTATCTTCTGGGCCTTTACGCCGAGATATCCGGGACCTGTCTGAAGACCCTTCTCATCTTCACCGTTGAAGCCGAACGGATACGCCTTGGAATTGCTGATGGTGATAATCGCCGAACCAGAGGTCTCGCCGGCGGGCTCGGGAACGGTCATCGCCGGAACAATGGTCGTACCTGCGGCGGCGTCGGGCTCGATATCCACAACGATATTTTGATTAAGTTTAGCTCTTGCCGAACTGGCTGAGAGAGTTACGGCGGGTATCATGCCCACCATCTCCCTACTAACTACATCCATAGCCTCGTAAACATCTGGTAAAAGTGCTGTAATGGTATTCTCTGCCATGATAAAACTCCTTTTTTGGTTGAGGGCATAAAAAAACGCCCCTCGTTATAATAACTGAGAGGCGTTGCCTCGGAGACGTAAATAAGCGTGACCTACCTACGCGCCATAATTGATTTAATTTCTACTTTACACAGTTTTTTTTATTTGTCAACTATTTTTCCGCCGTCCTTGATAAATTTCATTTTCTCCACCGCTCCCATGCCGTCAAAGGCTACACGTCCGATTGTAGCCCCGCCTGTACTTCCACCCTTGCCAACTTCACCCGTACCCGTTGCGCGTGAGCCAACCAATAGGGGGGCAAAGGCCGGGACAGTTGATATCTCTTTTTTGAGGTCTTCGAGAGACAGAGCCGAAGGTGCGCCATTTGTATCCAATACCCTTACCAGTGGGTTGCCGTCTATAACTTCGACGGACAGTCGTTTTGAGATATGAGGCAGAAGGGCAGGGGCACTACCGGGTATGGCTAACTCGGCGGCCAACTTCTGTGCCGAAGCTCCCACGGTCATTTTCTTCAGCATCCCCTTGTATTCTTCAAGTAGATTATCACGGGCGGCGGTCTCGTTTTTCATCTTCTCACGCCATGACTTCTCAAGAGCGTCAACATCGCCGGATTTCTTCGCGGCCTCTTCGGCGGCGGCGGCGGCGGCCTCTTGGGCCTCTTTAGCCCTCTTCTTCTCTTCCTTTTCGGCCTGTATCAACTCCCTGTTCTTCTGAGTGAGTTTTTCAATACTTGAGGTAGAGTCCTCTATTGCCTGCTTCATTTCCTTGTTGGCCTTAACCATTGCATCAATCTCTTCCTGTGTCATTCTATCCTCCTTTTGTCCTACTTTTTATTCATAGGATTGTTTTTAAATACAATACAGCGCATATCATGAAGGTGCTTCTCTACCGCCCGCAACGCCCCGGCGCTTCCCGTGCCCTCTGTAGGACGTAAGCCTACACGCCATAACTCATCTATTAAAAGTTGTGCGTTTTCAAGAGGTATCCTAATGGTCGGGTCTGTCTCCATCACTCCGTCGAATTGTTCCATAACTACAGGTTTGCCTATATAAGTTTTTTCGCCACGTTGTTCAAATAATACAATATCAACGCTGTCTCTCCATATATTGCGGTCTACCCTTATGTCGAATCTGGACATACTACCTCCTTTTTATAGCCCCGCCTTAGTGAACGCAACGGGATTAAGTTTCTTCATTTCATCTAATGTCAATGGTGCAAAGTTTTTATCAATCTGTAACGCCGCAAACCGCTTTGAGGTTAGACCGCCATTCCGTAAAAGTTTCCCCCGGGAAGGGCCGATGATAGAGTTTTGCACATCGGCGGGCTGTCCCTTTAACCACCCGTAATAGGATTGGTGCTGTCCTGTCGTCACCGCGCCAGTAATAGGGTCACGCTCGCTCCTTGTGCGCCCGCGTGAAAAGTGCTCATACTTTTTTTTCAACTCGGCCACTATCGTGCAACGGCAATTGATGTGGAGAGGTGGCCGGGGCCCTTTATCCAACGGGAACACACGTCCGTCAAGGGCGGCGTCGGGGATAGCCGTGCGTCTATCAAGCGTCGCTGTCCATCTCACACCACGGACAACGCCTCTGTTTTCTTTTAATACCTCCATCCGCGCCTGATTAGAGGCGTGTTGTAACGTTGTACGAACGAGGGCCACTTGCGCCCTCTTAACTATAGGTATGCCTGTCTTGCTAACCTCACTTATGACTTGAGTTGTAGTCTTACCCTCTGCGTATCCCAGCCTTATCAGATTGCCAAGGCGTTTTGTATTAGCGGCGGTAAAGTCTTTCCATACCTCCTTCATCACTTTCCCCCCCGTTGCGGCAATGGGGGCGGCGTTGACGGCGGCCATTAACTGAGCGTCCGAGGGCAGTTGAAAGTTGATACCATCAACAATGGATTCAAGAGCATCCTTTTCAAATAACCCCTCCGAGATACCCACTTTTCGAGTGGAGTCAACCCATACCTTGTGGTATTCCTTATATGTCCCTGTGAGGGCGGCGTTGATTAAATCAAGTTGCCTGTTGAGTTGCTTCTGAGTAAGTTTAAATTCAGGGATAGCACGTTTTGATAAAACATCCTTGATGTCTGTTTCCATAACCCGCAAAAACTCATCAAACTTCTTGGCCTCGTGGGTCTTAAGGCGTTCAAAGTGAGATTGATGCCTCGTGGCTATGGTCAAGAGAGCGTCCATTAAAGTACCGTGCTAACTTCAGAAGAGAACTCATCAAGGGTCTTTTCACCATCAACAATCTTTCTTTCTTGTAACCATGTGAAATAATCGGAGATGGGTATTGCGCCCTGTATGTAGCCGGCTACCATCGCCTGTATCTCCTGCGATGTTACGGTCGTGTCGATAAAATCCCGCTTGGTCTTATACTCGGCGTCTTCTGCTACTCCCATATAACGGGCCGCCCAATTCAGGGTCTGAGTATAGGCCTCGCTGATATTGCCGGAGATTATAGATAGGACGGAATGTTGAACCGCCATATCATTATTGGATTCCGTCGCTGTCTTTGCCACACCACCCGGCTGTATAAATCTCGCTCCGAGACCTATCATCGCCTCTAATTTATCAGCCATAGCCTGTCTTACTAACGGATTCGGAGGGGCCGACGCAAAATCAAACTTCTCACCGGACGGGACGCCCAACAAGGACCTCGAACCGATATACATATTATTCTTCGTCATCAGGTCCACGTGGGTCTGTGTCACACCACTCATCCACGGTTGCGCCTGTCCCGAAAACCATACGCTGTCTTCGTAATCCGCGCTGTTGCGATAGTGCGCGATATTGAGTTTTATCAATCCCATCATAACCGACGGGTCAATCTCGGGGGCGTTAGACGAACTGCCCACAAAAGTAAAGGGGATGACCGTCCACGGTTTACCTTTCCCGTCTCTCGGAGATGATTCTGAAAAGACTACCCACTGTTCCTCTTTGTTCTTTCTCCATAGCCTCTCGAAGAATATACCGGCCTCTAAAAACAGTTCCCTTATCTGCTCTATCTCGATGTTCTCGTAATTGACAAAGTGAGAGACAACCTCCTTGATAACCACAAGGGAGAGTTTAATCTGTGCGCCCTCTGTGGTTACATTCCAGTTGATGACCTGCTGCGCTTCTATACGATGTATGGTCGCAAAGAAGGCCCCCGTCTGCATATCCGCCCGGGATAGAGGAGCCTGTACATCGGGATATGTGACATATAGACCACCACGGCCACGTGTGATTATATCCAATGCTAAATCCTGTGATTGCTGGAATATAGACGTGCCCGCACCATCAACCGTATCGGTAACATAGTCAAGTTGCGTCGGCACTTTCAAAATGGGCGTTTCCGAGAACATCAACGAGGTCAAGCCCAGAGCCGTCTTTTCGGCAATCGGATAAAAGACCGCACGCTCTCTATATGCTGAGTTGCGCTCTCGGTTCTCCTCTGATTTGTCGTGGGCGTTGAGGTAAATTAGGTGTTCCTCTACATCATCGCCGGTGATAACGCTGTCTATCAGCTCCCATTTATCCACGTTCTCCATATATTCTTCGTTTCTGTGGTCTATCATTTTTACCTCGCTGAGTTTATACCCGTGAACATAATGGGCTTAACGGTGGGGAATTCGTATGCTATCGGATAAGTGCCTGCGTCAACGATATGGTCAAGACCCGTTGATTTATCGGGCATACCATTTTTATCATAAGCGAGCTGTTCAAGGCAACGGGAAAATTCAGGGCACTTATCATCATTGATTTGTAACCTGTTTTTTAAGAGGCCTTGATTCGTACTCGTGACCCGGTCTTTTATCGCCGGGTTCTTTTTATGTGCTGAAACCATGAACCCCGCCTGTTCTAAAAGGGCTATGTCTGAGATAGAGGCGTCAACGGATTTGCGGCTTGCCCCTGAAGCATCGGGGTAAATTCTTATGGTGTGTTTTGAGTACTTTGTTTTAATAGCGTCTATCATGGCGGGGGTATCGTAACATCCCGTCAACTCATCTACTGCGTGCCAGTTGCCGTCTCTGATTACATAGACCACGGCGCTCATGTTCTGGACGTTAAAGTCCATGCCTATGTATAACGGCTCATTCGTCTCCACGGTCTGAGAGGAACGGTGTTTAACTCGGTCATAGGCGTTGTATACTGTGCCCGTTGTCAGGTTGACAAACTCTCCATTGAGGTAAGCTTCTAATTGCTGAGGAGGGT